ATGAACTTTCCGGAAGAACAGCTGGGTTGTGTTGGACAAAAATTCTCGGATATAGGACGAAAAATCGAATATATCAAGACACTTGATTTGGTCAGCTGCGTCGCAGAGGTCGAACAGCTCTGCGGCGAGATTCAAGCTGCAACGGAAGAAATGCGGCTCATACTTGCCATGATGAAAGAATAAACAAAGCGCCCCCGCCTCGGAGATCATCCGGAGCGGGGGCGTTGTCATGCTATGCAGTTAGGGCCGGTCTCTTACTTCACGCTCTTCCGCAGCCGCTCAAACTCGGCGTCGGCCTGAATAGCCTCCTTGGTGAAGGAATTGTTGAACCACCAGTTGACCAGCGCAGACACGGTGGTGAAGCCGGTGGAGATGAGCTGCTCGAGCTGGGCGCTGTCGATGGGCAGCAGGGGCTTGCCCATGGCGCTCAGGATCTGGTTGATGAGGGCCATCGCCAGCACGGCGGTGCGGGCGATGGTGGCAGCGGAGACGGTGCGGGTGGTGATATGTGCGTTCATGGGATATCCTTTCTCCCGGCGAGGCCGGGCGGTCAGTCGTAGATGGGTAGGGCCTTGGCGCGGTTGTACAGCTCCGTGCCGGTGCCGTTGCCGCCCATCGTGTGATAGGTCTTGTAGAGGTAGGTGAGGTTGCGCAGGCCGTCGGGGGTGATATGGCCGAGGCTGAGGAAGTGGTAACACTCGGTGTAAATTCGGTCATGCAGGAGGGCCAGCACGGCCTGCCAGAGGGCTTTGATCTTGGGGATGGCTGCGAGGACGGCCCCGCCCATCAGCGCGAAAGCCCACTGTGCCCAGTATTCGATGATGAACTGCATCGGAATCACCCCCTCACATACTCCACCGGCTCTTATTCGCCCGGGTATCGATATGCACCCAGCCGGTCTTGCGGGTGGGGTGCTTTGCGTCCTTCGGGTAGCGCCCGATGCCGCCCCGGGAGGGCAGCAGAGTCTCGGCGTAGGCGGCCACAGTGGCCACGTCCACGCCCTCAACGTAGAAGTCCGCCGCCCGACCCAGCAGGTGCTGGCTGGACTTGCTGCCGCCGACGGCGGCGTTGTGGGCGGCGGTGCGGTAGCCGCTGGTGATATGTACCGGCTTTCCGAAGTGCTCCCGGATGCACTGCAGCAGCACCACAAGCTCCTCGTCGAGGAGCACGACATCGCTGCCCTTGCAGGCAAACTCCCGCACCTTGAAGCTGGGCGAGAGCTGCCGGGTGGAGTCCCGGGACATGGAATATTCTTTGATAGCGATAGAGAACACGACCTTTCTTTTGAGCAGCCCCGGGTGGGGGCTGCTTTTTGTTTTGTCAGTAGTAGTGGTAGCCGGTGGCAGTAGCCAAAAAACTGCCAGAGTAAGCACCATGCTTTGATATAGAAAGCGTATTACCTGAAAATGTAACGGTGCTATATGCTATTTCGTGGCGGCCGCTGGTCCAGTTATATACTTCGCCAGAGACAGTGGCGTTTCCTCCACGGGTAAGTTTCTGACCATTTACGACTACATAATCCACCTCATCGGGAACTGTCACAGAGGAGCCACCACCAGAAGATGAGGTAAGACCATTGCTCGACCACACCACCTTCCCATCCGGGTACGCTTTCTTGTCTGCTAGCCGCTCGATTTCCGCCCGGGTAAACGGGATAATACTAACTGTGCCGGTTAAATCCTCCAACTCCCCCGGGATAAAGCTGGATATACTTACGCTTCCCAGCGCCATCCTCAAGCCCCCCTTTCGGCAGCGGCGGTCTCTGTGTCTGCCCCGGCAGCGCCGGGGGCGGCAGCGGCGGTCTCGGTGTCCGTGCTCCGGTCGGCCACGCCCCACTCCTCCCGCAGGGCAGCGAGGGCGGCGGCTTTGTCGGGGGCTGTGCCGGCCAACAGGGAGAGCAGCAGGGCCTTGGCGCTGTCACTCAGGCCCTCACCGGGGGCTCCCTGCGGGCCGGGTTCACCGCGCGGCAGAGTCAGGCAGAGCTTGCCGTCCCGGATGTCGGCGGCGGGTGTGTCGCCGGTGGTCACGGTGCCGATGCCCTCCACGGCCGCGGCGCAGGCGGCTGCGATGCCGTCCTCCATCCGGTTGAGCACGTCGGGCAGGCTGACTTTCATGCCGGTGACGAAATGCTGTTTCACATACTTCATTTTTCGTTTGCCTCCGTTACAAAGTCGTGTCTTCGAGGACGGCGTCGCCCAGGGTGTCCTCTCCGGTGTCAGCGGTCGAGGCCGAGGGTCCCAGCAGCTCCACCTGCATCTGGATGCCGTCCTCGGGGACGTTCTCGGCCCAGAAGGTGATGCTGCCGTCCTTGGTCTCGCAGACGCCTGCAAGCCCCGCCGCCACCGCCACGGTGAAGGTCTCCGGGGTGGGTACGGCGGAGGGGACGTTTGCCTCTCTCGCCGCCCGCAGCTGGGCCGTCTGCTTGTAGGCGTAGCCGGGTGTGTCGGTGCAGTCGGCCCAGCCGTCCGCCGTCAGGGTCACCGGCCAGATGCCCAGATAGCCGCCGGTGTAACTGGCCAGCAGCTTGTCGCAAAGCTCGGCGGTCTCTTTGGCCTTGGCCAGTGCCTGTGCGCCCAGCGCCTCCATGGGGATGCCGGTGACGCCGTCCCGCATGAGGCCGCAGAGGGCTTCGTCGGTGCGGGTGTCGGTGAGGTTGGCGGTGGTCAGGGCTGTCTGGCCCGCCGGGCGGCTGATCTGGCACAGGCACAGGTCGTACACCAGCTCGGTGTGGGAGATGGCCGGGGCAGCGGGTTCGCTGGACGGGGTGCCTTGCAGCACCTGCAGAGAGGTGCTGCGGCTGGTAGCGTCGTACCGAAGCACGACGCGGTCGATGCGGGGGAGATTGCTGTCCGCGAGGGGCAGCGTGAGGGTCTGGGCCTCCCGCAGGGTGACGCTCTGGCCGGTAAAGCGGCTGACGTGCATCCACGCCCGGCCCGCGCCGACGGTGACGGCGGTGCCGCCATCCTCGGCCACCGTGACCGCAAAATCCTCCTCGGTGCTGAACACGCCGGAAGTGCGGGTGGAGAAGTAGGCCGCAGCATCCTCGGCATCGTAGGTGATGCCGCCCAGCGGGTAGGTGACAATGCCGGGTGAACTCAAAATATCGCCTCCTAGATCTTGTGCCAGACCGGCGTACCCAGCCGCGCGGTGCGGGTGGTGCCGTCGGTCTGGCTCTGGATGATGATGTCGGCCACCCGGACGGTGGCCTTGTAACCGAGTTCGGGCAGGGAGCAGAAGCAGACGTCCCCCGGCTCGAGGCCGTCGGCGTCCAGCGTCATCTCGATGCTGCCGGTGCGGAGCTGTTCGAGGAGCTTCGACGCGCCCCGATCAGCCAGCTTCTTGAGGTAGCTGTCGCTTTTGACGGTCTCGCCGTCCTCGGGCTGGATGTCCCGGGCGTCCACGATCATCTCCCGGCGCTGGGCCCCTTCGGCCTCGGTGTCGCCCGCCCAGACCATGGCCCGGTCTTTGCCCTCGCCAGCGCCCAGCACGAGGGCCACGTTGGCATAGCTGCCGTCTCCGAAGGCCCAACTGGCCTCTTGCAGGCTGCCCCACTTGGTCGAAAAGCGGTTGTTGGGGTCTGCTGTGGGCCGGAAGACCTCGAACATGAGTTTTTTCGCGCTGTTTTTACCAGCGAGCACCACCCGGAAGCCCAGGTCGCAGGCTGCACCAACCGTCTTGAAGTAGTCGAAGAGGGTATTCCCCGAGGTCTGCTGTTCAAAGGTGGTGTCAAAGCCCTTGGCCTCGGCCACCTCCAGCTTGGGCCACGGAGCCGCTGCCTTGGCGAGGGCCAGCATGGCGGCCTCGGCATTCTCGTTCTTGATGGCGGACGCGGACACCCGCTTGGTGTAGATCCACGTGGCCGGGTAGCCGGTGACGACGAGGTTCGCGTCCTCGTTCTCATTGCTCCGGTGACAGATGCGCATGGGTACACGGGTCGCGGCGTCGGTGCGGACGAGCCAGCGGCCATCCCGCAGGAGCGAGAGGTTCTCCTCGGTGGGGCGGACTTCCAGAGTGAAGCTGCCCTCGGAATTGTAGGGCTCATCCCAGTACACCGACACCCATACGTCGATGTTCCCGAGGCGGGCGAGGGTCGTTTCATCCAAGACGTCGAATGTCATTTCATCACCTCCGGCAGGATGCCCACCGCCAGCGGGTAAAAGGAGATGGACGCCTGCAAGCCCTCCCTGCCGCTGGCGGCGTCGGCGGTGAGGACGTTATCGCCGGGGTGCAGCTCCATCAGGTCGCTGTCCTCGTCCAGCAGGGCGAAGGCGTTGGTCTCCACGCTGCCGGAGATGAGCTTGACGGCCAGACGGTCGGTGGTGGTGCGGTAGATCTCCAGCACGTCCCCCTTGTTCAGGGTGGTGTCAAAGCCGATGTGCTCCCCGGTGACGCTGTTGCGGATGGCTGGGTTGACCACGATACCCGAGGAGCGGAGCTTCGCGGTGAAAGGCACCGGCAGCGCACCGGGGTTGCGGATGTTGAGGAAGTAGCTCTGCCGCCACTCGCTGTACTGGTGGCTGTCGTAGCAGAGCGGGAAGCGGAACTGCGGTACGAAGCCGCCCATGACGGCGTTCTGGCTCTCGAGGCTGTACCAGTAGGGCTTGGGGCGGTAGAGCATGAAGTCCAGCCGGGGGTAAGGGTGGAGCTGGACGGTGTAGGGGGTCTTTTGCAGCACGAAGCGGGAGAAATACTTGTCGCCGAAGTAGGCGGTGCCGGAGGTGAAGAAGGGGAGCTTTTGCAAAAACAGATTTGCCTGCCGCTCGCCGTCCGGCCCCCAGAAATCTGCGATGATCTCGTGAGGCACTCCCTCCACGCTCTGGCCCTCCACGGTGACCCCCTGCTGGTTGACGCCCTGGGCGGTCTTGAGGGTGACATCCACGCCCGAGAGGTTGTCCATCTGGTAGGGGATGCCGTAGTCCCAGCCGAGGTCGAGGGAGGCTCCGGCGTCCGTCACGAGGCGGAGATGGTCATTGCGCATGGTGGGCCTCCTTTCAGTGTTTTTTGGCCTTGGCGCGGTCGGCCTCCCAGCGGGCTTCGCGCTGGAGGTCGGCGGCGGTGTGGGCCTTGGAGTAGATGTTCTGGGTGATGTTGGTGTCGCCCTCGCGGTAGCTGCTGGCAGCGGCGGCGATCTGCGCCGTGCCGGAGGCCGCCACCCGGCTGCTCACGGCCATGTTGTCGCTGAGGACAAGGGCGTTTGCGCTCTTGACCAGCTTCGCGAGGGACTTGTTGATTTCGGTGAGCTTCGCGGTGTTGGCGTCGATGGTGTCCGTCAGCTTGTTGGACCCGTCGGTGATGCTGGGGGT